AGCAGCAGTTAATCAAGGAACTGCTAATAAAAGATTAGACTTCGAGATCGCTCGTCTTAAAAATTGTGGTGAGCTCATGAAAGCTGGTATTATGTTCCATCCAAATTCACCTTATGCATCTATATGTGCTGATGTAGTTGTAACAGCACCAGGTGGACAGATCATTCCACACGAACACCAGATACCACAACCACAGTGGACTAACCCTTCTTCTTCAAAGGAGGTAGACCTTTCTTCTCTCGGTACTTCTCAGTCATCCTCTCAGTCAAGTTCGGACGACGGTCTTCCTTCTTCCCAAGCATCTTCTGAATCTTCCCAATTACCTTCTTCACAACAGGCTTCACAGCTTTCAGGAGCAGATCAGCTAGGGGTTTGGCAAATAGGGCACTGGCCGTCGCAACAGTAGCTATCGTTGCAGTCGTTGTCACAACACCTGCTGATGGGAGGTACTGTTCCACTGCTGGTATAGGTTCCCAGATTGTCTCACAGATTTTACCGTCAGGTGTTAGTTTATATTCTTTAACTTGCTCATCACCCTTCTGATTCCTATCACCTATGCGTCTTGCATTGGGTGGAGGACACTCTACCTTGTCTGAACCTGTACTTGGTATCTCAGGTGTTCCAGGTGTCTCAAAATCTGTATCTACATCAGGATTAGTATCTACACCCTCATCAACCTTATCAGGTTCTGTATTAATTGTCTGCCAAAATAATTCTCTATAGTCATAGTCAGGTGGTTGGTAGTAGGGCATACCAGCATCACATAGTGTGGTCTGTCCTTTAGGATCATCGTTTACTAGATTCTTATTGGTAGATGGATCCTTCTTAGCATTCTCTTTGTGTACTGTTACACAACCAGGCATATCAACAATAGGTGTACCAGCATTAACAGTGACTGGAACAGCTATTGGAACTGCCTGTGGTGGATTTGCTAACCAATTACGGGTATCACGAATATTAACATTCCGTATGTTTGAAACATAAGTGGGTCTAATACCTATACCATAGTTACCAATCAAAGGTATACCAGTACCATTAACTGTTATGTTAGGTATATCAAGTCCACGGAGAGTAATATTAGGTACTTCAATTGGTTCCATTTGCTTCTATTATCGCCTCTTTAATTACAGTCTTTAATTGTCTTAGTTTCTTTTTACCAAGACCTGCTCTTGCATCTATCTTAACCTTCAACCAATATACAAAGGTAAGTACCAGTAGGAACTGGATACCTTCACCCCATGACATGTTCCAAGCTTCATTAAGATCTAATGATGCAGCAGCGAATGTGTTTAATAAGTTCATTTTTTAGGAATTTGATTTTTGTAGTCTTTAGGATCTTTCAATCCCTTAACAGGACCACTAGTTTGTGGCCAAGCATTAATTAATTGTAGATATACTTCTTCTCTTACTACTTCTCTTATTCTTTCTATCTTAGCATCTTCACGTTTCTGTGGACCACCAGTATTCTGATCAATCACGTGACCACCACCAACAAATGCACCAGTCCCTACGACTGCTGCTGCTGTTACACCTGATGTTACTTTTTGAATGTCCATAGTTATATGTAAGTTAATACCAATACTACTCTACGATTATCTTTAGGAGTTACATGATGATGTGTACTACCACCAAATGCTACAATGTCATCCTCTTTCGGATTATGTATATGAGGTTGTTTATCATCATCATATAAAATAGTTTCCCCACCAGCATCTGTAAAATATATTAACATATTCCTGTGATCAAATTGATGATCTACATGAGGGAATGTCTGTGCCATTTCACGTTGAGGTTCAACTTGATTAGCATTTACTCTCAATAGAGTTACAATCTCTAAAACATTATGCTGAAAGATTTGCTCTATTACAGTGCTAACCAATGGCATAAGATCTGAATCAATAACTCTAGGGTACCTTGTTTCATTTTCGTACTCTTCTGATGGTGCGAAACGTTTATCCCAAGGTCTTGCTAAAAAGCAATGAGAATAAAAAGGAACATTTTTATATGTTTGTTTCTCAAACAGTCCCATGTCACCATAAGTTGATGCTGGACGGTACTGCCAGTTAAAAGTTTTTCCTAAAATTAATTTCTTTAACTGATAAAATTCATCAGTCTTAGGATTGAGTAAGGGTGTAAATTTACCCTTACTAATCTTTTTCACAAAGTTCATAATGATTTAAATCTTAGAGAGGTGATCCAGGAACAGGTAATCCCATACTAGGAGTAGTAGATACATCGCCTCCTATAGGCAATCCTACGTCTCCTGTAAGAGCACCACCAACTAGTCCTCCACCTATTCCTCCGAGTGCTTTTTCTTTTATGTTTTCTATTATTGCATCCTTGCGTACATAAACGTAGCCAGCAGTGCCAACAACGGCAAGAGATACAACAGCAGACGCAACAGCGAGTACATTGATTAGTTTTTGCATGATTATAATTCGTAAGTTTTCTTATCTTTACTGTTAGGATCAACAGCAATAATTTTTAGGGGTGCTTGTTCGATACGAATAGTCTGAGTAGGACCACCGTTACCACCACCATTACCATTACCATTCATCTTCATAGTACCGTCACCTTTCTTAGATGCAGTTTGAATTCCAAAGCTAGCTAAAACTCCAGTAAAAACCGAAGCTATAAAAGTTGGATCTATTTTTTGTTGAGGTATACCTGGAATCGCCACATAATTAAGAGTCAATATTCCACCCGACCAGGCAAGAACAGTTATTCTCACTGCGGTTGAGATGATTGCTGCTTGTTCGTCAGCATCTGGTAGTAGTGCGGCTTTTGCCTTGCCAAAGAAACCTTTCTTTTCTTCTTTGACTTCTTCTTCTACTACTTCTTCTTTTATTTCTTCAGGCATTTTTATACATCAAGGCCATTCTATTTATCAAGAAAATCTGCTTTAGTTGGAACTACAAAAACATTACCAGAAATTGAAATGCGATAATCATCAGTAGTGTAAAATGGATTAACAGAATGATTTAATCCAGCAGGAAAGAATGCCATCTTCCAATTCCAACTACTATCTAAAGGAAAATATTTTGCTGCTTGAAACCCCATAGCATCGATATACCTAAAGGAAAACATAGCAGTCTCATTACCATTAGGTTTATATTGTGCCATCTCAACATCTATATTATCCCAAGGTATTTGAACCCATATAACAAAAGAGAATGCTCCATTGTGAATATGAATAGGATTAAAATCATGCTTCTTTTGATAGTTAATCCACAAACCTTGTAATTCAAAATCATACTCGTCAACATTTACAGGAGACATATGATTTACTTTAAACTTAAATTGTTTTTCATATTCATATGACAAAGTTCTCATCAACCTAGAAATCTTTGGTGTAATAGGTAGATGATATTCTTCAGCAAGGTGTCCTTTCAGACCTGCTCTTGCATCTAACTTTTTATCTTTCTGTATATTATGAATAGACACCTCAATTTCTTCCCGAACTTCAGGTGGTACTTCTGCTAATAGATAACCAGGTGAATGAAACCACTCAACATGTACATCAACTTCAAAAGGTTTACTCATTCGTTTGCTTTTTTTTACCAATGTTATATTTGGACTCTAAAGTCCATTCGCTTTTTTCTTTATAAGCGATCACTTTTATCTGACTAAGCGGTGCTGCTTCAGATATAGATTCCTCTTTAACGATCTGTACTAGACCCCAATCAGATAGAAGTTTAACTATTCTATTTCTTCTTTGTACATCATTCTCAGATAGATTTGCTTTCTTACCATCAAGAGCAAATAATTCTTTAAAATGTACTATGTAATACTGTCCCTTCTTATGAAGGATATGACAAGATTGATACAACTTCTTTTCTTTACGAGAAGCAACACCAATACGTGTAAGAGTTTCACGAACTTTAAGGAAATCATCAGGCTCCTTTAAATTCACCTCCACCATATCATCTTTAGTCCACTGGACTTCGACTTCATTCATCTCTTACCTCCTTTATTCAGTTTTTCTTTGATGTAGTTAAGTTGGTCTGGAGATAAAATCCCTAATGCTTGTTTGGCTTTTTCATTACTATAACCATAGTATGATTTAATGCATTCAAGATCTTTCACCTTTTCCTTTTTACCCCAAGGAGAATATCTCCTCTTAGGTCTCACTGTATTTAGATAAAACGAATATTGTAATTTCTTATCCAAGTTAGGATACCGATTCATCTCATTAGCAAATGCTAGTGTGTCCATATGATGTGACATACATTTGTTAATGACATAAGGAGGATAATTCTTTTCCCAACCAGGATCATCTTGCATAAGATTTTCCTTATTGTTATTAATACTGTTCAGGTAATCCTTAAGAGGATACCGATCATCATATGGCATAGTTAGTTAAGACAAGTTCTTTGCGTTCTTGCTGTTCTTTCATGTAGTCACCTGTACTACGCATAGTATAAGTTAAATCAAACTCAGCAGCGTTCCAGTCTTTAAAGCGATCTTTAATCACCTGACTACTATTGTATGATATCATTTGATGGTTAGTTTGTCTATCACAATCTTCTGCAAAATGATCATGGTCAAAGTACTTATGTAGATCACCTTTCTTACCATAGAGTTTATCTCCAATCTCATAAGGAGGATCTAGATAAGTAAATATTCCTTTATCATCAGTCAACATCCTATCATAAGATAGATTAGTTATAACCCAGTTCTGTATCACCACCGAATATGCTGGTAACTTTTCTATCCCTCGTAAACTAAAGTTACTGTCTGAGGCTTGTTTGGAGAAGGAACTCGATTCGGTAAGACCACTGAAAGAACACTTATTAACAATATAAAAACTAACAGCACGGGTAACGAGACTGGCTCCCTCATCGTTAACCAATTCTTTACTTTCCAGAAAAAGTTCACGTGCTCTATCTGGGGTTGGGTATTTTGTTTTAAAGATTTTGAGCCTGGTCGTAATTTCATCTGGTTCGTGTTGTAGTTGTTGCCAAAAGTTTGCTAAAGGTTCATACAAGTCATTAACCCATACCTCTAAATGAGGATAAGTTTTTGTAATGTATAAAGCAACAGAACCACCTCCAAGGAAAGGTTCTCTATACTCTTTATACTTATTCATATCTGGTAAGAAGCGTGACATCTTTGTGATAGCACGAGACTTACCACCAGGATAACGAAGAGGGGTTTTCAATGATTTCATTTAGGTAATCTGCGATTAAAGTTCCAGTAATCAAATTTTTGCCATATGTAATATACACCAATTAGAGTTCTTTTAAGAAACTCTTCCAATAATATCAATCCAATAAAGAAATAATCCTCTAAGGTTTTCACTTCTTAAATACACCTAACTTAGATAGTAACCAAAGTGTTACTATTGTCCACCCTATAACATACCACATTATTTTTTTGTTGTGTTACTTCTTGTTCTGTTATGAATTGCTATGAACTTATCTCCAGCAAATGTACCACCAAGACACACATCAATCTCATCACCATCCACCCAATTAACATCACCATTCATTTTGGTGTGTTGCATTGCAACTTGGATTTCGTCAATTACTTTTTGTGTTAGTCTCATCAATAGTACCTTGGTCCTGATCCGATCCCTCTTTCTACTTCAACAACTATGGCATCCATTATACGATTAAATGATCTTGCCATTTGACGATAACCAGAACCAACATAAAGTTGTCCTGCTAAAACAGATACAGTAGCTACACCCCAGAAAAGATAATAAAATCTAGATTTAACTTGTGCTCTTTGTTTTTGTTTTCTTG